CTTACAAAATTATTTTAAAGATGTAACAACACCACTTGCAGTTTTTCATATTAAAGCAGGAAAAATATCTCCTTGGTTAATGTTTTTAACTGAAAGTGGGCAAGGTCTTTGGACTAAATTTAACAAAGAACAAATTGAAATGATAAAAGAAATTGCTGATCCAGTATTTTGGAGAGACTTATTCAGAAAGAATCCAGAAGAAGTTGAAGCAGTACAGGAAATAAGTGAAAAGGCAAACATATGAAATTGGATTTTGATGTAGATATCGATTTGGCTAATAGAGATTTGCTATTAGATAAATTACCTAGATATGTTAATGCCAGCCAAGAAAAAGACGGAGACTTGACCAAACATAATTCTGGTGTGTATTTACAGAACATTCCAAAGTATCCAATACAGAACATTTCGACTATACCTTATGACGAAGCAGAAGAACGAGGTTACTTTAAAATAGACTTACTTAACAACAGTATATATAATGGTATTGAGAATGAAAAACATCTAGATAAACTATTAGAAACAGAAGTCAATTGGAGTTTATTTGAATATAAAGAAATTGTTGAGCAACTAGCACATATCGGCAATCATTTTGATATCATAGAGCAACACCCTCCAAGAAGTATAGAGCAACTGGCAATGATACTTGCAATGATTAGACCTGGTAAAAGGCATTTGGTGGGTCATACTTGGGAAGTTATTGAAAAAGAAGTATGGGAAAAGACTGAAGACTACTTCTTTAAAAGAAGCCACGCATTAAGTTATGCGGTTAGTATTGTGGTGCAACTGAATAAAATTATTGAGAGTCTTTAGGAGGAACGTTCTTTACTAAAGTAATTGTACGTCTTTTAATACGTTTTTTGACCAAGTTATTAATTTCGGTTACTGGGCCAAACTTTACTTCTATGTGTTTGTTTTCGAAAGTTCGAATAGCATATCTAAAAGGAATAAGTTCTTGAAACAAGAACACGTCAATTGGTATTTGTCTGTTACTTTCCCACCACCAATTCTCACCAAGTTCTACAAATCTCTTTGTATTCTCAGGAGTAGATATTAAATCCATATCAAACATACTTAAAAAAGTTTTATCTCGATTGGTTACTATACCTAGGTAATCTTTTCCACCATAATTGATACAGGTGAGAAAAGGATAGTTCTCTTCAATCTCTTGTTGATTAAATGTTTGTTTGCTATCAGGCATTGTTTTTATTTATGCTTTTTAAATAAATAGTACTACAGGAATAGAATATGTCAAATTATACTTTATACAAATATAACAACTCTGCGATAAATATAGTTATAGGAGATACTTTCTCTTACTTGGAAAACTCATCGATGAATAGAACAGAAATTATAGCATATCAAGGAATGGATAACGATTACTTCTTTGATGTTAGGAATAAAGATAGAAAATTACAAAACGTTAGTAATAGCGAATTTCAGGCTGAGTTAATTAGTTTTGAAAATAATGAAAGAGTTTTAACAAAGTTTTTAACATCAGAATTAGATAAAGGTAGTGCAAAACTAACCTTAACAGAAGATGATTTAAATGATTTAGCGGTTGGTAATTATAAACTTATTATTTCCCAACTTGATTCAAATGGTTCAAAAACACCAATCTATGCTGATAAAAATAACAAGTTAGGTATTACTGTGATAGTTAAAGACGATGCCCTCAAGGTACCAGCGGCTACCCAAACAGCAAATACTTGGTTGCAAGTTAGTAATATTAATGATGGCGATAGTGCTAATATTTTTCAAAGTGGTAATTTAGATGGCAACTCACGTAAAAACTTTAGAGGTGCTAGACACACACTTGCAGTATATTGTACTAACTTTTCAGGCAACATTTATGTGCAAGGCAATAATGATTTAGTAGCATCTTCGAGCGATGCTATGTGGTTTGGTATTGATCCTTTGGGTACACAAATATTTAGAATACCGTTAACGAATGCGACAGGCCCCTTGCCGTACAACTTTACAGGCAACTTCAACAGTATTAGATTCCAATACAGTCCAAACAGTTCTAATGCAGGCACAGTAGAAAAAGTTTTACTAAGAAACTAATACTTGACAAATCCTTTTACTTCTAGTATAATTAAAGTATGGAATTATCTGACTTGGTTACATCGGTACACAATCTAGTATTGGATTATATGCCGGCTAAAACTAAACGTACACCTAGTGGGTGGAATACGTTTGATTGCCCTATGTGTAATGATACAAGAGGTAGAGCAGGAGTTATTACTAGTGGTGCTAAGATAAGTTACAACTGTTTTAATTGCGGCTATACTACTGGTTGGGCACCTAGTCCGCGAATAGGTAAAAAACTTAGAGATCTTTCTAATAGGCTAGGTACAACAGACAAAGTTGTCAAAGAAGTTGTATTAAATCTAATGAGACATAAAGATGTATTTGACGACATAGAAGATAGTTTTGAAGTTAAGTTTGAGAAGTTTAAAAAAGTTGAGATGCCAGAACATTGGAAAGAACTAGACGAAACTAGTCCTCCAGAAGCAACAGCAGTATATGAATATGCTGTAAACAGGCAAATAAACAAACACAAATTATATTACAGCAACCAATTGCAGTTTAGAAACAGAGTGATTGTGCCATTTGTGTATAATCAAGAGTTAGTCGGATACACAGCAAGACACATAAATCCTCCTAACAAAGAAACACCAAAGTATTTGATGAACAGTCAACCTGGATATGTGTTTGGTTTAGATAATCATATATTCACCGATACAAAAACTATTATACTGATGGAAGGCGTATTTGATGCAATGCTGATAAATGGTATAAGTTGCTTGGGTAATACTATCAACGAGCAACAGATAAACCAAATAAACTCTTTAAAGAAAAGAGTAATACTTTGCCCAGACAGAGATGCTCCAGGTAAAGAATTAATTAGAGCAGTTGCAGATGTGGGGTGGGAAGTAAGTTTCCCGCCTTGGCATAATGATTGCAAAGATGTAGGCGATGCTGTACTCAAATATGGCAAACTTTTGACATTAGATAGTATAATTAAACATAGTATATCTAATAAAATTAAAATAGAAGTGCAGAGTAAAATGTTATGAAGAATATGAATTACAACGAAGAAATGCAAGAACTGTTTTTACGTTTTATGGTATCGGATAACGATATTATTGCAAGAGTAAACAGTATTGTGCAACCATATATGTTTGATAGACAGTTTAGAAATGCTATTACATTTATAAAAGAACACGTTCAAGAATATAACAGTATGCCTACTATTGAGCAAATAGAAGCATCTGCAGACATAAAACTAGAGAAAGTGGAAGAGTTCAACGCCAGACACGTAGAATGGTTTATGGATGAGTTTGAAACATTCTGTAGACATAAGGCATTAGAAAAAGCAATACTTGACAGCACTGATTTATTAGAAAGCAAAGATTATGGCACAGTTGAAGTAAAAATCAAAGAAGCAAGTCAAATAGGATTAGTAAAAGATTTAGGATTAGATTACTATGCCAATCCCAAAGAACGTTTAGAATGGATTAAAAACCAAGCAGGTGCAATCAGTACTGGTTGGCAGGCAATGGATAGAAAACTGTATGGTGGACTGAATAGAGGAGAACTTACATTTTTTGCAGGTGGTTCTGGTGCAGGTAAAAGTTTATTCTTACAAAACTTAGCACTCAATTGGAGTCAAAGTGGATTAAACACAGTTTTAATTAGTTTAGAGTTGAGTGAGCAACTATGTAGTATGAGACTTGACAGTATGATTAGCGGATACGGTACTAGTGAAGTTATGAAAAACATCGATGATGTTGATTTAAAAGTGAGAACAAAAGGCAAAGGCGCAGGTAAACTTAGAGTAAAACAGTTGAGCAACGGCGTCACAGCAAATGATATACAAGCATTTTTAAGAGAATACGAAATACAAAGTGGTGTGCAAGTAGATGCAGTTATTATTGATTATTTAGATCTAATGATGCCTGTTAGTAATAGAGTTAATCCAGGAGACTTGTTTATCAAAGACAAGTATGTGTCTGAAGAATTGCGTAATCTAGCAGTTGAATGGAATGTGTTAATGGTCACAGCATCGCAGTTAAACAGAGGTGCAGTAGAAGAAATAGAGTTTGACCACCATCATATTGCAGGCGGTATTAGTAAAATACAAACAGCAGATAATGTTATTGGTATTTTTACAAGTAATGCTATGAGAGAACGTGGCAGATATCAATTACAATTTATGAAAACACGTTCTAGTAGCGGTGTTGGAACTAAAATAGACTTAAAATTTGTTCCTGAAACATTGAGAATAGAAGATTTAGATGAGGGCGAGGAAGACACAGACACAATGGTTGCAGGTAGTTTAATTAACACTTTAAAACGTTCAAGCAGTATAAAAGATGAAATTAGTCCGGATCACACAGAAGAGTCGGGAGATATCATTGCTCAGGGATCGATGCTGAAAGATTTTCTTAAAAAGAAAAGTTAAAAGAAGATAAATATTGCTATTAGGGAAACAATAATGAAAAAAACTTTACTTCAAGAATTAAACAGCATCGTACTAGAAAAAGACAAAGAGCAAGTCCTTAAAAACAGAGGCGACCATATTGTGAATAGTGCCATAAACTTAATAGCACAGTTACACGAACAATTTGACGAAAAAGATGCATTAGACTTGGAGAGAAGGTTAATCAACAGCATAAAGGGTAAAAATCCTATAAAACTTGCTAGAGGTTTCCAAAGGATCAAAGAGTCTAAGAATGAAGATAAATGAGTTAGTAACATCACTAGGCGAAAATAATCTTCTAGAAGTAGGCGGTTATAACGTAATAAATGATACAGTTGCGAAATTACAAAAAGCATATCCTGAATGGCGTCTAGGTATGCCTCACCCAGAATCTAATGAACCCACAATGACGCAGAGCGAGATGGAAAAATATGGCATATTAGATCCTAAAAATACTAAAGCCATAGATCCAAACGCAGATCCAAGATATTTTGGTCCAGATGGGCAAGAAAGAAAAGCCGCAAACAGGCGAGCAAAAGATACACTTGGTGATTTACCAGTCACTTTTTCAAAATCTTCTGCAGATTATTTAACTCCAGATGAATGGGATTACAAGTATAAAAGAACTCATAATACAGACGGTACGCCTAAAAAACTTACTACTAAATCAGATGAAAATCCTTCAGCATTTAAAAACAAAGAGTATAAAAAAGAAATAAAAGGTAAAGATATACCACATTTAGATAAACAAATAATCATTTTCAATATAGAAGGTGAGTTTGATAGTTTTAGCGGCATAGGTTCTAGACAAGATATTTCTCCAAAGCAATTACAAAAAGATTACAAAGAAGATCCTGAAAATATAAATGCCACCATAGCCTCTTATAAAGACCAACAATTCCATCAAGTATTTGGATATGTTGATGCTTATAGAGATGGATATGTAAAAGTTTTAGATGATAGTGATTTTTCACCTACAATATACACTGGAACTGACAATGATAAAATTAAATCTGATACTCCAACAAAGAACCTAGTACCAAGCATAGATAATGCTCCTGGCACATCAAACTTAGCAGACAACTATAAGAAATCTATTACAGGTTTCTACAAAAAAATAGAAAAATTTTACGCACCTTATAAAGTAATGTCAAATGATAAGATTTCTGACGTTATTAAATCTAATGATCTGTTTCAGAGAAAAGTATCAGGAGAAGGTATAAAAGGATCAGAAGAATTTACAAAAGCACTATTGAATCGAGATACAAAATTTGCAAAGCAAAATAATCCAAATTATACACCTAGTAATCCTTTTAGTAAAGGTCTTAGTGAAAAATTATTTACTGATTTTTTAAATGAAGAAAATTGGGCAAACCCAGAGTTCATCAGCAACTTAAAAATGAATAAAGAGTTAATTAAAAAAATTACAGGAATAAAAAGATTTCCAGAAACATTAAACCAAGTTAGGAATATAAACAAAAGGTTAAGTTTACTACAGCCTAATTGGTCAACATATGCAGACCAAGAAATTAAAGACTTAAAGTTCTTATCAATGGATTTAAAACCAAAAGGTGTAAGCGAAAGTGTTATAAAATCAGCACTTCAAAAGTTAAACGAAGCACCAATCAAAATACGAATAAAAGATTTGCCTGATTTAAACCCTAAATCTGTTAAAATTGTAAACCCAGAGTTTGCAAATCTAGACAAAAAAGTAGTTCCTAGACCAGAACAAAAACCAGGTAGAAAAGGTGAACCTGCCACTCTTGCAAAAGGAAGTGGAGTGGAATGGAACCAGTTCACAAAGCAAACACAAGACAATTGGAAAACAATGTATGGTGATGATTATAACAATCCTACAAAAGTGGGGTTGAGCGAAGATGAACCTGGCCACCAACCCAATAGTAACAAAGGTGCAAGAAAAAGATTTTTTGGTGTTATATCACAGGATGGTGTATTATATGTGCAAGATCCAAGGGACAAGAAATTTTATCCTTCTCAAAATGACTTGATTTACGCCAGAGCAGTTGAAAGATTATATAATAGAGAAATAATAAAAAACGATGGAGTTTGGCAATCTAGAAATGTTGGACAACTTGCTAAAAGAATTTGGAAAGCAGGCAAAGGACTAGTTAATAATTTTTTAACTAAGAATCAACCATACGATCCTGGGAAAACCTCTAGAGACTATTTCGACAAATAATGAGACTTACAGAAATCAAAAAGAAAGTGGTAAGAACACTTGTATTCGAACATTTGTTATTAGAAGCAAAGAATACTCATCTAACTCACTTGGAAGATTTAATTTACAAAGAAGGCTATGAAGGAGCAAAAGACAGCATCAATTACTTAAATTCTTTGTACAATATGCTTAAAGGAAATTCCGAAACAGGAATGAATATCACAACCAAATGGGATGGCAGTCCTGCAGTCTTTGTAGGCACAGATCCAGCAGACGGTAAATTTTTTGTTGGCACCAAAGGTGTATTTAATAGAAATCCTAAACTCAATAAAAGTTTAGCAGACATAGAAGAAAACCACGCAGATGTAACACAACAAGGTGAAACTATCAGCAAAGAAGGGTTAAGAGAAAAACTTAGATATGCTTTTACACACCTGCAAGAATTAAACATACAAGGTGTACTACAAGGTGATTTATTATTCACTGACAAAGATATATCAGAAGCAAACATCAAAGGGGAAGATTTTATTATCTTTAAACCAAACACATTGATATATGCTGTACCCAAGCAGAGTGATTTAGCAAACGAGATACTCAGTGCAAAAATAGGAGTTGTATTCCATACAGAGTATAAAGGTGCTACATTAGAAGATATGGATGCTAAGTTTGGATTTAATGCAGACAGTTTAACCAAAACACCTAATGTATGGTTTAGAGATGCTACTATAAAAGATGTTAGTGGTATGGTGAACCTGACAGCAAAAGAATCAAAAGACTTAGAACTTGCTATTGCACAATCACAAAATTTGTTTAACAGCATAGACAAAAAAGTGTTTGACTTTTTGGAAAACACGGAAGGTGGATTTAGCAGATTCAAATTAAAGCAAGAAATGATGTCAGCCATTAATGCAGGTGTAATAGCAGGCACAGGGTTCACACAAGATCCACAACAAATGGCTAAAAACTTTATACAAAGATTCACAAAGAAAATGAAAGATGCAGAAGATAGTGTGTCTAATCCTGCTACAAAAGAAAAATGGATTCAAAAAGAAGTCGAAGGCGTAAGATTTTTAAGAGATAATATTCAAGATATTATGACTACATATCAACTGTACCTACAACTTATCAAAGCAAAAGAACTACTGAGAAACAAACTAACTAGATTAAGAGTAATGGATACATTTACCAGAACAGAAGATGGCAGTTTCGAAGTAGTAGGAGAAGAAGGGTTCGTTGCTGTTGATAAGATAGGCAATGCAATCAAATTAGTCGACAGACTAGATTTCAGTAATCTAAACTTTCAAAAGTAATTTCATTTAAATAATTGTATGAGAGCAACTCCGGTATTCCCTAGATGGTATTTTCATCAAGATTCTGCATTTTTAAATGAAGAATTAGATTTTTTTGAAACTTTGGCATCGCAAGACAACACCGAAAGAAAAGTCTCCTTGCACAACGGTAAACAAGCAAATTTAGACTTACCAAACAAGTGGCCCAACAACATTAAAAAGAAATTATATGCCTACATAGACAATGTGTGTGAGTTCTATACACCGGAAAAGCCAGCATATCGTATCAATACAATTTGGTCAAACGATTTTAATGACGGCAGTTTTAATACACCTCACAATCATCCAGGTAGTTGGCTATCAGGTATAATATATGTACGGAACTGCTACAAAGACAATACAGTATTTTTAACAGAACGCAACCCAGTTACACCAAACAAGGCATTTCAAAACAATGTGTATGCTCCAGCAGTTAGAGATGGAGACTTGGTTTTATTTGAATCTGATTTATGGCATTGGGTACCACCAACTAATAAAGATAGATTAACCATAGCATTCAATGTGGATCTTAACACATATCGTCCAGAGCAAACAGTACTAGTACCAGAAATTAAATTTGATATCTGATAAATACTGTTATGAGTAGTTATCCAGATACAATGACCGGCCCTGAAATGCTTGAATTGATTAATAAACTTCACGACTGGGATGATGGAATACACATTCCGAAAATGATTGATGACATACGAAATAATAGTTGGAAGTTAATCAACAAATATCCTTTGTATAGATTAGGTGGCGAAGATCCATACGACAGAATTGTAGATACTAATGATATTGACCAAGCAGATTTATCAGAGCCTATTGTGATTGCACCAAATAAAAGAAGTGTTATAGACGGTAATCACAGGGTAGAAAAAGCAAAGCAAATGGGTAAAACACACTTACCAGCATATTTTCCTGTAAGTGTTACACCACAAAGTGCTATCACAAACAGATTAAATCAAGACTTTGATAAAATATTCAGTAAAGAATCAACTGAATATAAATTTATAGATGAACTAAACGAAAGTAGATTGTACAGACGTACAAGAAATTTTAAAACTTTTGAATTCAAAGATATCAAAGACTTAATTTATTTGTACACAATTACATTATATATGATGAGTCAAACAGATTCATACAAAAACTTTGCTAGGCAATATGCCAAAGACACTATAAAGTTTAACAATTTTAGGCAGGCTAGAAGCAATAATAATGATTTGTATATGCTAGTACACGCCTTAAAACATTCAAAAAACACTATTAAAGATTCTTCTAATATGAAGGACAGAATACTTTTTAATGAAAGAATGTTTACAGACTTTATGAGAAAATTATCTAGAGGTGCTATGGGATTGGATGATTATGCTAGAACTTATTTTGTGAGACTAGAAAATCAATTAATAATAGACAGTTCATACAAAGCAGTTCGCAGAATTGTACAAGACTTTAACAAAGTAAAATATAGACAAAAGCAACTAGCAGTAACTAGATTGCTACACGCCGTAAGAGCAAGAGGCATAGGCGGTGAAGTTTATACACCTTTAATGAGTTTAGCCAAGCAGAAAAAATATATTATACCTGGTGCTGATGAAACAGAACTCACAAATCCAGAAAAAAGAAATACATTTAAGAAGTTAGCCGCCGCAGGTGTGGCAGGATATGCCGCGGCAAAAGTATTACCTAAAGTAACAAAAGGAAAGATAAAACCTAAAACTGCTGGAAGTTTAGCGGCAATAGGCACATACTGGGCATTGGGAAGAAATAAAAAATAGATAAATATAGTTATGTTAATTGAGCAAATAATAAAAGAAGCAGAAGCCTTTAAGGATATTTTTCAGTTATTCAACAAATATCCTGAATATCAAAAACTGTTTTCTGAACAATATCAATTTGTAAGAGCACAGGATCCAACTGCGGACGAAGCCACTGTGGTAGGCCTTGCTCAAGAAAGAACAGGTATGATTTTAAGAACAAGAGGTATTGATTTAAACACAGGCAATATGAAAGGAACAGATATTGTTAATAAACTTAACACTGATCCTGAATGGAATGAATTAAAAAATAAATTTAAACAAATTACCCGAGATGAACAATCCAAAGTAGATAAAAATATGCAAAACATTAGAGGTAAATCTTCTACAAATATGGATAATTTCGGGCAGAGATATGGTTCTGATGGTAGACGATTAATGGATCCTAGATACTATAGAGACAGAACATTAGGTGATGTAGTACAAGATGTAGATACTGTAAAAGCACTTCAAGGTATTGCCGGCGCCGTCCAAGGTGGTTCGGGTTTTGGAGCAATGTCGGCAGGCAATCAGTTGGCAAAAGCATTGCCAAGAGATTTAGGAAAATATACCGGAGTTAGTTCCATTGCTAAAGGAATAAAAAACTACAGTGACAACTCATTAAAGTCAAGACCTCAATATACAAAATAATTTAATTAATTAAAACCTCCCAAAAAAACCGCAGAATGTATAAATACTTGTAACAAACTTTATTGGAGAAATAAAATGGCACAATCAAAAGCAACAGGTAGTGTAGTTAAGCCAGGTCATTACAATGGATTACCTTTAGCAGGTATTCAGTTAGACTTCGGAGTTGACTGCTCAGCAAAACTTGCCGCTGACGGTGGAGTTGACATCATAATTAGAGCAATTATGAATGAAGGTCTTACACCAGTGGCTATAGGTGCAGTTGACGATACAGGTGGTACTGGACAAGGAATGAAAATTCTTTTTGAAGGCACACACGGAACTGACACATACGACGGAACAAACAGTGAAACTTTAGCGGCTCACTTAGAAGACGTTGTACAGGCTCTTACAGACGCAGATGGCATCACAATGGGATCTGTTACTGTAGCGGCTTTCGACCTATAAGAACAAGTTTATAGTAAATTAAAGGGAGGCTTAGGTCTCCCTTTTTATTGGCTAAAGATAAATAAGTGTATAGGGCATAAAATATGTCCGTAGAATTCAGGAGAATATAAAATGGCACAAGTAAGAGCAGGTGGTAGCACTACTGACTTTCAAAGTTTAGACGGTGTTTTATCATTCTTTTTAGTGGAAAATGGCGATGCTTTAGTGGCTGGCTATAATGGTGCTAATGCAAACTCATTAGAAGAAGTTAGACAAGTGATTGAGCAAAGAGGAACAGCAGTTATCTTTAATCATCATTCAAACACATCTAATTTTTCAGTAGCAATAGCAAACAGCGACTGGACAGCAACAAACTTACAGGCTAATATTAGAGCCTTAGGTGGAAGTGTCGGAGCCGATACAGCAAACTGTGAAGCATCAGCAGTAACAGAAACTGGGTTTGTATTACAAACTTAAGATAAATCCATAAAGATTTAGGAGAACCAGGCTAGTCCTGGTTTTCTTTTGACTACAACATCTAAACTCGAATAGATAAATACTGTTATGAATACAGTTTTGAATACTACTTTAACTGATTATGATTTGGCTAATCCAGATAGTAATTTAGAATTTTTTACATTGTATACAAAATTAAATCTTAGACCATCTGAGAATTTTCATTCTAAATCAAGAAAAGATTTAGAAAGTATTATACAGATGTTAGGTTTAAGGGGACAACCTGTAATGATAGGAATGCCCATAAATGCCAAAGATAATAAATTAAATGTCTTTGGCTCTAAAAAGTTTAAGTGTTCAGGATGGGTATTAAAGTTTGCGTATGACCAAACAGGTTTATATTCTGAGAATTTGCTATCAGATATTTTTGATAATACAGTATTAGCAGGAGGAATAATTAAAACCAAAGGAAAAGGCGTAAACACAGAAATTTTAAAGGTGCAAAATGTCAACAAAAGATAATAATCCGGATAAAGAAGTTAAAGTTACTTCAGAGTTAGTAAAGAACGATCCGGTAACGACACAGATATTGACAGATATGTTAAGGATTGACCAATTATCACAAGACGTCAAATCTTTAAAAATAGAAACCAAACAACGATTTGATAAAGTTGAAAATTGGTTAATAGGTATTATGGGAGGAGTATTTACTACTTTACTTGCAATAGTGGTAGCATTACTCACAAGGGGTATATAATGATTTTTGAAGATATCATAAAAGAAGCAAGAATTGTTTGGGCAAGAAAAGGAAATACAGTTGTCAAAAAAGTTCGTTGCACAAGTGGAAGACGTAAAGGTAGACTTGTATCTAAAGCAAGTCAATGTAGTGCACCACCTGATATCAAAAAAAGAATTACACTTAATAAGACTAGAAGAAGAATGGGTCCTAGAATGGTAAGAAGGGCACAAAGAACAAAACGTATTAATCCAGCAAGTAGAAGAGTACAAAGTATGAATAAGGCTAGGCGTCGATGAGGTTAAAAAGTTTTTTAGAAGGCTACGGTACAACGTATAATGATTTAAAATCAGGTACAAATAAGCCTGCCGACTTTGACAAAGTTTTAGACAAAGCAAAAGAACCTGTAAAAGCAACAGACAAGAAAGGCAGTCAAGTTGATGTAATTTCTACAGCAGGAGAAAAAGATGTTGTTGTACAACACAAGAACAAAAAGAAAGAGATTGTAAAATCAAAAGACTTAACATTAGGAGAAAAGAAAGAGATTGTAAAATCAAAAGACTTAACATTAGAAGATTTGGTTTTAGAATATAAACTTAAAAAAGCAACCAAAATAAAAAACAAATATAGAAAACTCACAAACAAACTTGCTAGAAAGCATCTAAAAGAACATCCTGCAAATCTATTTGAAATAAATTTTAGAAAAAAAGAAATAGCCGCAGAAGCATTAGATATGCCAATAAAGTGTGGCTTTGAAGCAGAAACATTTTTTTATAGTGTAGATGGTTCAAGTTCTTCTAATATTGATGATATGAGCATCAGTGATATCGAATACGAATATGGTGACTTACCAGACCAAGCATACGAAGATTATCAAGATTGGTTATATGATAAAGGACAATCAGAATACTTGGACGACTTAGTGAGTGATAAAGTCCAAGAAGTCAAAGAAGATGAAGAATGGTTGAACGACTTTATAGACAGCAGTAGTGGCCCAAGTTCAGAAGCAATAGAAAGATACAAAGCAGAGTTTGAAGAAGCAGACCCAAAAGAATACGAAAACCGTGAGGAAGATGGTTGGGAATATATGAACTGGGTCAGAGAATATGTAGAAGAAGAATACGAAGACGAATATTTAGAATGGCTTGACTCAGCAGTTAGAGATGAATACGACTTAGAGCAAGAAGCCAGGGAACTTGCTGAAAGAGACTACAGTATGGAAGACTGGATATATGACCAATACAGTTATATGAGCAGTTTCCTTGATGACTATGGATACGACTATGGCAGTAGTACAGGTAGTGTGGAAGGTGTAGCAAATGAATTAAATGTTTGGATACAAGCGAATAGTAAATTTGATGAGTTTCCAGAGTATGGCGATTACGGAGATACCAGTACATCAGGCTGGGCGGTAGAAACCGACAGCAGTATTGATCCAGATGAAGGTGCTGGTGCTGAATTGATATCACCGGTGTTTGATACTCCAAGAAAAATGCTGAAAGAAATGAAAAGTCTGTTTGACTGGAGCGAAGAAAACTTTGGCACTAATAATACTACAGGTTTGCACGTTACTATGAGTTGGCAGGGATATCCAGATGATCCTAGAGATGAAAACGGCAAAATGCAAGGAGAAGAACCAAACAAATTAAAAATGGCATTACTCCTAGGCGACGAATATCTGTTAGCAGAATTCGGAAGACTCAAAAACAGTTATACCAAAAGTCAATACAATAATGTATTAAAATATGCAGAAGATATGAAAAAAGGCGATCTTCAAGGTTTTAAGAGTTTTGAAAAAGAATTATCTAAAGGCATCAGCAGAGAAAAATTCAGCAGTATTCATTTTAAAGGTGAGAGAGATAGAAACTCAGGAAATCAACTTATTGAGTTCCGTATTGCAGGTGGACAAGATTATAATCAAATGTTTACCAAAGTATTTAATGCAGTAATAAGATATGCTACTGTAATGAAAGCAGGATATGATGACGATGCATACAAAGAAGATTATGTAAAAGCAGTATTTAGACTTTTGCGTAAAGCAAATGAAATAGATCCTAAAAAATTAAAAGACCTAGAAGTTCATAATCATCCTGTGATAGATTCTGCAAAAGAAATAGTAGGTAAAAAAGATTATTTTGATGTTATAAGATTTTTAAATAATTCTGTTAATTAT